ATCGCCGCCCTGGGCGAAGGTAAGAAGTTCACGGTTAACGGTCAGGTCCTCCGTATCAAGGGCCAGTCATACAAGCAGACTAGCGCGGTCATCGAGCTAGAGTGCGTAGACGACAACCAGTAATGGCTAAGAAAGAAGGCGGCATTGATCCTAAGAGCAGGGCCGACTTTGACGCGGCCATTGCCCAGTTCGCTAAGGACGTTGGGGTTGAGCGCGACATTATCACCAACGAGCAGATGCGCCTAATGCTCCGGGACGCCATGACCTTCACCCCTCCAATGCCCAAGGGCGGTGGCCGTGGATTGAGCGTGGCCGCCCACAAGGCAGGCATGGGCAAACTGGCAAAGGACGTCCGGCGCATCTTTATTCCCATGGATCAGCCCCGAAGGGCAATGCCAGTTGTCATGCGTCGGGTAGTTAACTCGGTAAAGGCCAATGACCAGGAAGGCTTCCGTAAAATCTATGACAGCATAGACACGGCTAAAATCCCCGGAGTGTCCCCTATCATGCGTAAGATTCTGCAAGATACGAGCTACACGCGAGCGTTTGCCAAGGCTAAGAACTACCTTAACCAAGCCAATATCTTTGGAAATTACGGAGCAATCGAAGGCCCGACTAACGACTTACGCGGCATCCACGACAAGTATAAAGCCAAGGTTGGCGGACGCTGGCCCAAGAACGCCCCCTCTCCTCGCCCACAATACACGGTGGGGACAGCCATGTATCTTGAAGCATACATCGCCGAGCGCCAACTAAAGGTCGGCTACACTAAGGCCGCGTGGGCTACAGCCCTCCGAATGATGCCCCCGCTTATTGGCTCAAATGGTAACGCCCGAAACTATGGCGTTTATGACGCGCCTTGGGTAGACGTTAACCGATCGGCAATGGGCCAGTTCTCGATGACAAAGACGCCCACGACAACGTCTATGACTGCCACTAATCTCATCGGCAACATCAACAATGTTGCAACGGACGCAGGGATGGAGAACCTTGTTTACGGCAACCGCGTTAAACAGATTCAGGCCACCTTGCCCGGAAGACTACGCGACGCCACAGCCCGCGCTAACCGCAAGAAATAACTAACTTTATGGGAACCAAAAGTGCACGACAAATTCTAGAAGCCGCTATCGCTTCTCACCTCTCAGCTCAGACAGAGCTGGCGGGTGTATCAATCTACACCGGCGACGGTGCGGATACCAACGTACTGCCCAAGGCCATTGTCCTCTGCGACTCTGCCCGAGCGCCTAACGACTTGCCCCAGGGCTTAGGTAACTACTCCTGCGGTACGCGGATCACGGTCTTCTCATCTGCCGACGACAACACCCTAGCCCAGCACCGCGCCCGATGCGCTGCTGTGGCCGGGGCGATGCAGGACCTTACGGCCATTCAGGCGGTCTTTGTGGCTGGGGGCGATGCCCTCTGCTATGACGTTACCCCCCAGTCCGAGGACGAAGGGGTAAACGAACGATCCTGGGCATCTGTCTTTGGCTACGACATCCTAGTCGTGGTCAACCCTCAGCCGTAACCTTACCCCTAAAACAATAGGTATACCATGTGTGCAGCAATCGTACAGGGAGTTTCGGCCATCTATGGAATTGGCAATACCACCGTTTCCAACGCCGTGGTGCAAAGCTACACCAACGACGGAGAGTTCAACGCTGAAGCCACTATCGTTGACGAAGATGGCCTGACGGTTGCTTGGCGCGGCGACGATCGCAAGACACAGATTACCGTGGAGCTTATTGCAAAAAGTACGTCCATGCCGGTTCTCGGTGCATCCTTTACTGTAGGACTTAATACTGACAGCTCTTACACCAGCGGTTCCCCTGCTCAGGCTTTTTCTGGCTGGGTGACGAAGATTTCGGATAAGGGAAGTAACAAGGGTTATTCTGCAATCACCGTAACTGCCGTCGGCTACGAGGCCGTCGTCTAACCGATGTGTCCGCGCGCCCTCAGCGCGTTCACTGACCCCTGCCGCCTCCGCGTGCTAGGTCGGTTCGTTGACCCATTTTCCCTGCTCCGTCGCCTGCAACTGGAAGCGGTGGAATCTCCGTTCGTTGTGCCCGGTAAGGAAGTCCGTCCGCTCGACCTTCTGATCGCGGTTAAAATCTGTGCCGGTGAGCCTATCGGCAAACTGACCCTGAAGGACCGTTTCTACCTTAGCCGTCTAAGCTACAGCGAAACCTATTTCGTTAAGCAAATGTCCCGCTTTACTGAGTTCGTACTGATTGAGTCCTGGCCTAAGTTCTGGGAGAAAAAGGCCAAGCACACTAACACGACCGGGATGCCCTGGGTACTGACCGTAGTCTGCAACCTGATGAACCACGGAATCTCCGAAGAGCGGGCGTGGACTATGCCGGAGTCGCAGGCCATCTGGCTGCACTCTTGCTTTGCAATCAGCAATGGCGCTGACATGAAGGTATTGACCAAGGAAGACGAAGACCTAATCGCTAAACTCGAAACCAAACCCGCATGAGCAACATTGTTAAGTTTAGCATCAATGGGGACACCAACGCCGAGCAGGTAGCTGGTCGCGCTAAAGCAGCCGTAAGCGGTTTTGACAAGCAACTGGAGGGCATTGGCAAAAAGTTCGGATCATCCTTTAAGGACATTTTCCTGTCTTTCCTTGGACCGATGGCGTTGCTTGGAACGGCTATGTCCTTTATCGGTAAAATAATTTCTGATAACCAAAAGAAACAAGAGGACGCAAATCAGGCCGCCATTGACGGCACTAACGCCCTGATGTCAGCACAGGACAAGTACTATGCTAATAAGTTAAACAACGAAAAGAAATCTAAGGAAACCGTAGAGGAAGCCGCAACAGAACGTGCTAAAATAACGAGTGATTTTTTGAAAAACGACCCTAGGGGCAAAGAAATATTTGATACCGCATTCGACGAAAAAGTACATCGCTCGACGTTTAAGAAAACAAAAATTGGTCTTATTAGAGATGACCCAGAAATCCAAGCAAAAGTCCAAGCCCTTATCGCTGAGGACATGGCAGCCGCTGGTGCTGGCACTGGCATTTCTGGCAAACCCTTTAAGTCTCCTGAAGGTTTCGGCAACGTGATCGGCGTAGGTTCTAACCCGGTGCTTGAGGCCATGACTTCTCAGCTGGAAGAGGCCAAGCGCACTAACGACATTCTTACCCAGATTGCCCTAGGCGGTGGGGGCCGCACAACTACCTGGCTGTCCGCAGCCGACTCTCCGGCTCCTTCGCGCGCCGCAATGCTTCAGGGCAAATAACTTTATGGCACGTCAAGACTACGGCAACGACCTAACGACCCCGGTTCAACAGCCCGGAGGCAAACTAAGTAACGACGGCTACGGCCTCCTTACGGCTACGGTCGTCTGGAAGGCTAATACCAACAACGATCTGTCGGTCGGCAACCGTGGTTCGACCTGCCCGCTCAACCCTCAGCTGGCCGCTCACAAGTTCTCCGTCACCTACGACAACCTGGGAATGGCTGTTATCACGGTAGACTATATCGGCATCGACCTGACCACTAACGGTGGCGTCTACACTAACCCAGAAGTCGCCGCGTCTAACGGCCTGACCTCTGAGAGCATCACGACTAACCCTAACTTCTTTACCACTGGTGGCGATGGTTACGTCGGTCTGATCGCTGGCCCTCAAGGTTCGTTTACCCAGTCCCCCCTCGGCCCGCTGGTTGAGATTAAAAGCCCTGTTGATTATGTGACTCAGGTTATCGCGGCTCAGACCCTAATCATTGCCAAGAAACAGTCCTATATCGGACAGCATGGCGCTTGTTTTGAGTCCTCAAACGGTGGCCGCTTCATCGGCTTCGTTGACCCTTCTCACAGGCACTTCTACGGAAAGACTAACTACCTTGCCCCGCAGTCTTCATTCTCCGGCCACTTCTACACAAGCGAAGCCCTAGAGGTTCAGAATATGCTCTCCTATCTTGGGACTACCTCCTACGACAACGACTGGGCTGGCGTGCTGCCGATGATTGTTCCGACCTACGCTGGCACGACCTGGCACGCCTCAGTTGAGAACGGAAGTTACGATCAGTTGCTGCTGTCTCAGGTCAACGTGCAGGACTACGGCTTACTGTATAAGGTTAACTACGAGGTGCGTTATAACGTGCAAGGCTGGCCGGATTCGGTATACCGCAAGTCGAGCATAATGTAACCATGAGCACAATCCAGCCCGGCGACGGATATAACCTATCGGCTTCGTCGAGCGGATTTACGCTGGATATTACTAAGCCATGGACGCCCCCGATTGGGGACCCAATGCTTTTTGCCCTGCAACTTGGCAACACGCGGCAACTGCCAGAGCAGCTGGTCTACAATATCGGCGTAGGCGGCAAGCCTGCTCCGTTTGAGTGCCAGATTCTAAGCGTTGCTGGATTGCGTTACTTGCAGATCGGCGTCGGGGCTATCGGCTACACGTCGAGCTTCATGCCGATTATCAAGTCAGGCGCTGATACCCGAATCATGCAGGCGTTCGCTGACAAGGTGCAAATCTGCCCGAGCGGGACCCGAACCTACGGAGATATCAACCCCATCTC